TCACAGGCCGAGCGCCGAACCCAAACCGTCGACCGCGGCACGGGCCGCGTCATCGCTGGTATGTCCGTACAGGTCACCCGTAATGCTGATCGACGAATGGCCCAGCAGGTCGGCCGCGGCTTTGATATGGACCCCGGACTCCAGCCACGCCACCGCCGCACTGTGCCGCAGGCTGTGAGCGCCGACGCCCTCCAGGCCGATCTTCGCCGCGGCGATCTCGACGGTGCGTAGCAAGTTCCGTGGGTCGCACATGGTCCCGAACTCGGTGGCGAACACCGCCCCCGTGTCGGTCCACTGATTGCCGGCCGCGAGCTGTTCGGCCACCTGCCGCTTGCGGTGTGCCTTGAGCTGAGTCACCAGCCCCGAGTGCAGCGGTATCCGCCGCCGGGACCGATCAGTCTTCGGTTCGGTCAGCACCAGCTCCCCATCAACCCGCGAGAGGGTGTGCCGCACGGTCATCTCACCCTTGGCCAGGTCGATGTCGCGCCACCGCAACCCGGCGACCTCACCGCGGCGCAGCCCGGTCGCCGCCATCAGCAACACCGCCAGGTAGTACCGCAGGCCCTTGGCCGCAGCGAGTAGCCGCGCCACGTCGGTCGCCGCGAGGTACACGGCCTCCTTGCGGGCCACCGCGGGACGCTTCACCTTCGCAGCCGGGTTGACCGCCGGCAGGCCGTCCCGCACCGCGACATCAAGCGCCTGGCGTAACACCGTGTACACCTGCCGCACCGTGCTATCCGACAGCTTTGCCGCCCGCAGCTCGACTATCAGCTTCTCGACATCGGACGGCTTGAGCTTGTCCAGCCGGCTGTCGCCGATGGACGTGCCCTCCAGGTGCTTGCGGGACAGTAACCCGTACAGCGCCTTTGTGGTCGCCTTGCGATCCGATGCCGCCAGCGACGACTCGCGCCACCGCTTCAGCCACGACGCCACGGTGTCGGGTGCATCCTTGGCCGGCTTGCCCTCGTCGATGCGCTGCCGGACCTTCTTCAGTTCCTTGCGGCACTCCGCATCCGTTGCGCCGTACACCGACACCGACCGCCGCTCGTCCGTCGCCGGATCGACATAGGACACCCGGCCCTCCCAGCGTCCATTGGCCCGCTGGCGGACGCTGCCCTCACCGTTGGCTCGCTTACCCATCGAGTAGCCCCGCTTCCCTTGCCTTGGCGACGTACCGCGCTGCACTGCGCTCCGAGCAGTCGAATTCGACGGCCACAGCATCAAGCCGGGGCGCCTCAGCATCCCGATATACCGCTGCCACGCGCTCAAGAAATTGCCGGGTGATCTTCCGCCGCGACCCGCTCACGGCCCGCCGGCGTGATCTCTGCGTTTCGACCGCCAGCGGGAATGCTGTCGTCCAGCCGGTGTCACCGTTGCGGTCAAAGCCCAGGTTGACGCAGACCTGTTCAACCAGATCCTCCAGCACCCCCGCCAGTGTTTTGAGGTGCTTGACCCGAACCTGCGCGCCCGCTTCCGACTTGCCGATCAGCTCAACTTTGGAGCACACGGGGGTTCCGTTCCACACTTGGATCTCCAACCGCAGCAACGGTTCTAACCCGCCGCCCGGGTGGCTCACGGTCACAACTTTCGGCATCCCATGTTCGCCGACCGGGACGATCGGATCGCTCGGGTCGAAGCTGAGTTCCCAGGGGCCCCACCAGAGGGTCTGACTTGCCATACCTCGCCTCACTGCCACAAAAGATTGTCACTGTCACCCCGGATTGTGGCAGTGACTGTGTCAGTGTGTCAATAGGCGCCAGGGAGCACCAGCGAACAGCCTGGCGGTCTTTGAAAACTCCACAGTGATTGAAATGCCTTGCAGCACAACACAGTCCGCAGAGGAGGTGAACATGCAAACACGGCACCTCATCCCCATCGAGGGCGCACAGCAGGAACTTGGCGGCATCGGCAGGACCACGTTGTACCGACTCATCAAAGAGGGACACCTGATCCGAGCAAACATCGGTCGCCGCTCATTCATCACTGGCGAGAGCCTCGCGGCTTACGTCACCAGCATCACGGAGGAATAGATGACAGAAGAAGAAGAAAGCCGCCCCGGCGGCGACACCGAGGCGGCTCTGAAGTCCTTGGCTGGGGACTACTGCCACAGTACCGCAACACCAGTCGAACAGGCATGGTACGCAACGCCGATCCCGATGGCAGCCCGTGAAATCGGCGACCAGCGATACCACAGCGCACCCGTCGGCCTGGCCGCCCGGACCTTCCGCGAGGGCTTCGCCCGCGGCGGGTGTGACGCCCTACGCCGTGTGTGGCCCATCCTCCCGGCCGATCTGCGCGGCCAGGTCGCCGTCATCGCAGCCGACTACGCGGAGGTTGGCGAGTGACGGACTACTACGCCGAGCTGCCATTGCCCGACGAACCGCCCGACGAAACGGGATGCATCCCACATAGGGGTACGGTTGCAACCCAACGCCCTGACCTGCATGTTTGCAACGGTGCATCCGGGGTGCATCCCGAGGCCAAGGCGATCCGAAATCCCGACTGCGGATACGCCAACATCAGCGCGCTACTCGACGGCGGCATACCTGAACCGCCCGTACCCGAGGTCTGCAAACGCACCGATGGGATCGGGCTGTTCTACCGCGGCCAGTACAACGTCGTCTTCGGCGATCCCGAGAGCGGCAAGACACTGCTCTGCGACTACGCCACCGTGGAAGAACTGCGAGCCGGTGGCAAGGTGCTGCGGCTCGACCTGGACCACAACGGCCCTGAAGCGACAGTGAATCGGCAACTCACGTTCGGCGCCGATGAATCTGCACTCCGTGATCCCGACCGGTTCCTCTACGTGCAACCCGTTGACCGCGCCCAGGCAATCGCCGTCGTCGCGGACATGGCGGACTGGAAACCCACGCTGGTGATCGTCGACAGCGTTGGCGAACTGCTACCCCTATTCGGGGCCGGCAGCAACTCGGCCGACGAGTTCACCGACGTGCATTCACGAGTCATCAAGCCGCTCACTCTGACCGGTGCCGCCGTCGTCGGCGTCGACCACCTCGCCAAGGGTGCCGACTCCCGAGCCTTCGGTCCTACTGGCACCGCGGCAAAAAAACGCGCCATCGGCGGCACCAGCATCCGCGTCAAGGTCGACAGCGCGTTCACGCCGGACAAAGGCGGCTCAGCCTTCCTGACGATCCACAAAGACCGCCACGGTGGCCTGCGTCGCAACTCACCATCAGGCGACCGTGAGCCGCTCGCCGGGAAGTTCGTCATCGTCGGCACCGTCATCAACATCGCGGCCCCGATGCGCGACGACCGCAATCCCGATGAGGCCGCAGACCCCGACGACGTGGCAGCAATTGCCGAACTCGACCCGCCGCCAACTTCGGCACGGGACGCCCGTGAACGCCTCAAATGGCGCGATGACCGGACCCGCAAGGCATTCCGGGCATGGAAGGGACAGGACGCGTGAGCCGAATCCGCCAATATCTCGCTGGCCTCGACGGTGCCCATATCCCCGGCGGTTGCGACGACTGCAACGCCTACCAGACCGTCGATGCCACCCAAGCTCCACTGTTCGTGCTCCAGGTCCACCACGACGCAACCTGCCCGTGGTTCAACGAATATCGAAAGGAACACCCGTGAGTAACAACAACACCGAACCCGTCGACGGGACGGTCTACGTCACCGATGCCCGACCCGAAGAAGGGATCGCGTACATCACTGTCGCCGGCCCCAACGAAGACCGGCCGCTGATCATCATGTTCGACCGCGAAGACCTCGACGCCCTCAACCGGGCACGCAAGGAACTCAAGCGCCAGACACCAGAACCCGACCCCGGTGCGGTCCTGCGAATCCTCAACGAGGCCAGTCGTCTCGACAGCTTCGTGCACGACCGCGTGGAGTACCGCTACAACCCGCTGGAGGGCAAGTGGCTGGCATGGGGCCGCGTCGATGTCGACGAGGTGTGGTGAACCATGCCACTCAGCCCCGAAGAACAGCGCGACATGGATGGCGTCCACAGCGCCATCACCCTCGCCACCGCCTACCTGGACCGCGACATGAACACCGTCCAGGCCATCCTTCAGATGTACCGGCACGACGGCGTGCCGCTCATTACCGGGTTGGCCGCCGCATTCGATTCACTGATCCGGTCAGCCCCGGGTGATCCCCACGAAATCCTGCAGCTCCTCCGCGGCGTAGCGCTCCAGACCGAGGCCGGTGGTGGACGATGACCCTGCGCCCCTGCATCCGCTGCGGCGAACCCACGCCGCGCACGCACTGCGATGAGCACCGCCCGAAGCCGCCACCCAAGTCGCCCCGCGACTACGGCTACGACGCGGCGTGGGATCGGTTGAGCCGTCGCGCTCGTCGGCTCCAGCCGTGGTGCTCGGACTGCGGCGCTGTCGATGACCTCACCGCCGACCACCGACCCGAAGCCTGGGAAGCCAAGGCCGCTGGCCGGTCGATCACCCTGGCGATGGTCGACGTGCTGTGCCGGTCGTGCAACACGCGCCGAGGCGCAGCACGCGGCAACGCTCTGACTAGGGGAGATGCCCCGAGGGGGGCCACAGAGGCACTCGCGCCCAAGGCAGAATCTGAGTTACTCTCCGCGACGCTGCTCCCGGTGAAGGGCGATCTCCTGGAGCACATCGATGGGAAGAATATCCGTCTTGGCGAAGTAGGACAGCATGACAATCTCGGCTGCAAGCAGCATGTCGCTGAGGCCGCTGATCACGTCGTCGTCGGAAACATTGTGGCCGAGGATGCTTCGGAGCGAGGTCACGTCCATTTTCCCGCCCGGATCGCGGGTGAGGTACGTGGTGAGCAGCGCGGTCCCGCGGTCGAGTCGAGCGTCCAGGGCGTCTCTATCCATGATCGAAGTCTGTCATGAGGGCGGGGCCCAAGGGCACCGTTGATGTTGCCTCATTAGACCTGGCCGGATATCCAGCCAGCCGGGCGAAACGCCGCGAGCGGTTCGTCACCGACTACTTGATCACCCCGCGTGGGGTCGGGGCCAAGGAGCCGTTCAAGCTGCGCCCGTTCCAGCGGGAGATCATTACGGGTGCGTTTGGCCCCGGTATCCGCACCGCCCTGGTGAGCTTGCCGAGGGCCAACGGAAAAACCATGTTGGCGGCCGCGCTGGGCCTGGCCGAGCTATTCGTTGGGGATGCGTCGGCCGAGGTGCTGGTCGTCGCCAGCGACCAGCGGCAGAGTGCCATCACGCTGAAGTACGCCAAGCGGATGGTGGAACTCAACCCGGAGCTGGGCGAGCGGGTCCAGGTCTACGCCGACCGGCTGTACTTGCCCGAAAACGACGCCACGCTGCTGCCACTACCGGCCGAACCCGGTGCCCTGCACGGTCACGACCCGAGCCTGCTGATCGTGGATGAGCTGCACGTCGTCACAGAGGCAGTCTGGGAAGCCGTCACCAGCGTGACCGGCAAGCGACCCGAGAGCCTGACCTTGGCGATCTCGACGCCGGCCAGCTCGCCCGACAGCATCATGTGGCGGCTCGTGGAGCACGGCCGCGCTGGTACCGACAAGACGTTCTACTTCCGTGAGTACGCCGCCCCGGACGGGTGTGCCGTCGACGACCGCAAGGCCTGGCGGATCGGGAACCCGGCGCTGGCCTGCCGTGACCCGTTCCTGTCCGAGGATGGCCTGGAAGCCGCCCGTAAGACGATCCGCGAACCGGTGTTCCGCCAGCTGCGTCTCGGTCAGTGGGTGACCGGTGTGGAGTCGTGGCTGCCGTGGGGAGCTTGGACGGACTGCGCTGTTGACCGCCGGGTGTCGCCGGGGGAGCGGGTGGTGCTGGCGTTCGACGGTTCGGCATCGGGAGACTCCACGGCCCTGGTCGGCTGCACCCTGGACGGGCATCTGTGGGTCGAGGGCCTGTGGGAGAACCCCGGTGACCCACGCTGGCGTGTACCCCGTGAGGACGTTTCCCATGCGGTTGACGTCGCGTTCGACCGCTACTCCGTTGCTGAGCTGGCGTGCGACCCGTGGGGGTGGCGATCTGAGATCGAATCCTGGGCGCAGCGACATGGGGAGAAGCGGGTGCTGGAGTGGAATACCGGTGCGGCGCAACGGATGGCCCCGGCCACTGATCGACTGTTCCAGGCGGTGACGACACGCGCTGTGACCCACGATGGCGACGAACGCTTGGCCGCTCACATTGCCCACTGCGTAGCCAAGCGCACGCCGATGGGTGACCTCGTATCGAAGGATAAGCGGGGCTCGCCTCGCAAGATCGACGCCGCGGTGGCGGCCATCGTCGCGTTCGACCGTGCCGCCTGGCACCAAACCCGAAACCGCAAGAGAACAAGGAGTTTTGCCTCATGACCGATCAACTGACTTACCTTCTCCAGAAGCTCGACGCGCCCGCCGCCCGCTACGCCCTGCTGGACCGGTACTACGCCGCCGAGCAACCGTTGGCGTTCTTGAGCCCCGAGGCGAAAACCGCCCTCGGCCAACGGTTCGGCCGCATGGCATCGAACATCCCGCGCTTGGCCGTCGAAGCCCTCGCCGAGCGGCTGCGGATCACCGGCTTCATCGGAGACGACGTGGTGTGGGCCGACTGGCTGCGTAACGACCTCGATCAACAGGCTGGTATCGCCCACCGCGAGGCCCTGCTCCTCGGCGACTCGTACGCGATCTGCTGGGCTGATCAGCTCGGCCGGCCCCTGGTGAGCATCGAGAGCGCTAAGCAAGTGGCAGTGCAGCGCGATCCGGCGACCCGCCAGGTACTCGCCGCGGTCAAGCGCTGGACGACCGCGAAGACCACCGAAGCCGTGTTCTATGAGCCGAATCGGATCACCCGGCTACGGGCCAATTCGACGGGCGCCACCACTGCCGGATTCGCCACAGTGGAGGTGATTGACAACCCGCTCGGCGTCGTGCCGGTGGTGCCGATCCACAACGGTGACCGCATCTGGGCGGAACGGCAGTTCACTGATATGCCGCGCGACTTCGGGCACTCTGAGATCGAGGATCTGATGCCCCTGGTCGACGGGCTGAATAAATCCCTGGCCGACATGATGGTCACCAGCGAGTACGTCGGCCGACCCCGCCGCTGGGCCACGGGTATCGAACTGACCGAGGAGCCGGTCCTCGACGACGAGGGCAACGACACCGGGGAAACGGTGGAGGTGAATCCGTTGCCTGAGTCGCATCGAATGATGATCTCCGAGTCTCCCGACTCGAAGTTCGGCCAGCTCCAGGCCGCCGACCTGGCGGGCTACGAGGCCAGCGTGCGCGTGATGCTCGGCCAGATCATGGCGGTCAGCACCTTGCCGGCGCACTACGTCGGCGTGTTCACCGACAACCCCGCCAGCGCCGACGCCCTACGTGCCGCCGAGGCATCCCTGACCGCCCGCGCCGAGGCCCGCCAAGCCACATTCGGCAGGGCGTGGGAACAGGTCGCTCGACTGATGATCGCCGTCAGAGACGGGGCCGACCCGCAACAGATCGACGTGCAGGTGCAGTGGGCCGACGCCGCCACCCGCTCGGTCGCCCAGGAAGCCGACGCGGTGGTCAAGCTCTACCAGTCCGGGCTGCTCCCGGCGTCGACCGCACTGGCCAAGCTCGGTTACTCCGATGATGAGATCGCCGCGATCAGGGTGGCCCGCCGCGCCGAGGCACTCGACTCCGCTGGCATCAACGTGGCGAGGCCCGCATGACTGTACTGATCCGCGAATACCAAGCCGCACAGCAGCATCTGGCGGTCGCCACCCGCAACCACAGCCTCGGCTTGTGGACCGCGCACACTGATGGCGACATCGAGGAGGATCTGGCCGGCGATCTGATCGCCCAGGTGATCAACGTCGGCATCGCCAAGGCGGTTACTCTGGCTGATGAGTGGCTGGCGCGGCAGATCGAACACGCCACCAGGCAGCCGACCCCGACCATCGGGATCACCCCGAAGGATCACTTCCCGCGGTTACGCAAGGCGATGCGGACCATCTTCCGGCGGCACCGCGAGCAGCCAGACGCCGAGACGAACAGGCCAGACATGCAGATCGGCCGCACCGCACACTCTGAGCCGCTAGAGGCCGGCCAGCGCGCCACCACCGAGGCGATGACCAAACATCCGTTAGTTCAGGGATGGATCCGGGAGTTTGACGCTGACCCCTGCCAGCTCTGCACTTGGTGGGCCCGCGACGGGCGGATCTGGCCTGCCGATCACCCGATGCCAACACACAAGGGGTGCAATTGTTCCCAGCGCATTGTCGTTGCGGAGCGCATCAAAGAAACGTCATACACCCGCCGCCTGCACCGAGAGCAGGCCCTGGACGGCACCCGCTTCCCAAGAGAAGGAGAACAGTAATGGCCGACGAAACCACCGGCGAGATTACCCAGGTCGACACCGAGGTTCAATCCGAACCTGACATCGAAGCCATGGACACCGAGTCCACAACCGCGGATGAACCGTCAAGTGACGAAACCGAACCCGATGTGTTCGATCGTGACTACGTTCACCAGCTACGCCAGGAGAACGGCAAATGGCGACAGCGTGCCCAACGCGCTGACGAGCTGGCCCACCGACTGCACACCGCCCTCGTCGCGGCCACTGGTCGGCTCGCTGACCCGAGTGACCTTCCGTTCGAAGCCGAGCACCTGGACGACCCCGAGGCGCTCACCGCCGCCATCGACGTCCTGGTAGCCGGGAAGCCGCACCTGGCGTCCCGCCGGCCATCCGGCAACATCGGTCAAGGTGCCTTGTCGGAGAGTCCCGCTACCGTCGATCTCGCTGCGATCCTGCGCGGCAAAGCCGGATGAAAGGAAAACGCCAGATGTCGGCAAAGGAAGAGAAACACCTCACCGCTGAGGCCCTGTACAAAGCCATACGGGCCGAGGCGGAAGCGGTCAGCCAGTACTCGAATACGGGGGGAAAGGTGAGTGCGCTCGAAACCTTGGCACGTGCCTACTCGCTGGTAGCCGAGACGCCGGCACCGGACCCTAACGCGCCGCGGGGACGTATGGCGGGTGCTTAATACCCCCATAGGGTATGCTGAAGGGGTCGGATTTGAGATCCGGCCCCTTCACTGTCCTGGCGACACGGGTATCCGAATCCCCTTCGTAAGTCAGGAATTTTCTCATGGCTCTTGGTGCCGGCGATATCGCCGAACTGTTGAATGACCAAGTTGCATCACTGTTGGTGCAGCCCCTTGAAGCACAAAGCGTCGTGCTGTCCAGCGGTGTCCGCCTGTTCGACTCCGCTGGCGTGCTGCGCATCCCGAAACTGACCGGCAGTTCCGCCGTCGGCTACGTGGCAGAGAACGCCGAGATCCCGTCGACGCACTCAACCAGCTTCGATGAGGTCGTGCTGATGCCCACCGATCGCAAGTCGATCAAGGTTATCGAGCGGTTCTCGCGCGAGTCGGTGCGTCAATCGGTGATCGGCCTCGACGCGGTCCTGAAGGCCCGTCTGGTCAAGGTCGTTGGCGACCAGCTCGACGCCGAGCTGTTGGCCGGCACCGGCGCCTCTGATGGCATCACCGGCATCATCAACCAAAGCGATGTGACCACCGGTGACTTCGATCCCAGCGACCCCGATTCGCTGCTCGACGCCATCGGCACGCTCAACGCCAAGGAAGTCACCCCGAACCGGTGGTTCGTCAACGGTTCCGACTTCGTGACGCTCCGCAAGGTCAAGGACAAGCAGGACCGCTACATCCTGGAGTCCGACATCACCAAGGACGCCACCTACCGTCTGTTCGGCATCCCCGTGACCGTCACCAACAAGTTGTCCGAGGGCACCGCGATCTTGGCCGACACGTCGAACATCGCCGTGGTCCGCGACACAGCCCCGTCGATCACGGTGCTGTCCGAGCGCTACGCCGAATACGACCAGCTCGGTCTGCGCGTCACCACCCGCTACGACCTCGGCCTGCTTCACCCCGAGGCGGTTGCGGTCCTTGAAACCACCAGCTCCTGATGCTCGACTACGAGCCGCAGGAAGCCGTAGAGCTGCTCCAGGGCGGTGACCGCGACACTTGCACTGCCGTGGTCACCGTTATGGCGCGGGCGTACACGCGCGGCAACGGCTTCAATGTCACCGGTGAACCCAACGAGGAGATCACGGCAGTGATCATCACCGCAGCTACGCGCCTGGCGGCCAATACCGCCGGATTCCCGATCGACCAAACCGCTGGGGAGTTCAGTCAATCCCTGCGCGGTGCGTTCGGCGGCTGGACCCTGGCCGAGCAGTTCGTCCTCAACCGGTACCGGGTGCGGGCGCAGTAA